CTAGTCAGATTGATGACGGGCTTCATACGCCGCCGAGCGCGTCCACGACTTCATACAGGACATTTGCGTCTGCGTCGCGTCCTTCGAGGCTGAGATCGACTGCAATGTTTTTAATGCGTCGAGCTAGTAGTTGGCGCTCTTGGGCTGCTTTGGACAGTTTGCCGCGTGGTGTGGTGAGTTGGTCTAAGAATTGGCCGTAGGCCTTGAGTGTGCTGTTCAGGATCATTTGTCGGGTCTCCTCCGATAGTGAGTCGTTCCATTCGTGCTGTTGCATTACTTAATACCCCATGGGTGCCACCCAGAATTACGCCAGATAGCTAGACCGGCGCGCAGGTTAGCTTCTGCGCCGTACAGGTCTACGCATTCGGTGACGAGCTTGCGCTGTTGTAGCCAGGGTGTTGGGTTGGATTTGGTGGGCTTGCACCAGAACCCGTTGATCTGCATTAAGCCATAGGAGCCGCTCATTGGGTCATCTGGGTTGAGCACTGGGCCGAACGAGCAGCGCGACTCGCGCCATAGGACGCGGGCCAAGGTTGCCATTTCTTTGGCTGGCCAGCCGACATCAAGGGCGATTTGTAGCGCGGCTTCACACTCGGTCTTAGGCTTCGCTTCGATCCAGACCGTTGTGGTCGTCGATGTGGTTGTGGTCTCTGGGGTGGGCACTTCTGCGTAGGGCATTTCGCCGTAGCTGTACGCGTCGAAGATCGTGGCGGGGGGTGCTTCCACAATCGTCTCAGACGCGTCAGGAGCCTCTGGGAGCCACGAAAGCCCTAGCAAGGCACTTAGACAGCCTCCAATGTAGATAATGGCTCTCATGCGATAACCTCCAACTGGTAAGGGACTCCCCAAGAATCGCCGACAGCGTTCTTAAAAGCGATTTGGGCGTGGATAACCCTGAGGTCGTCTGGTTCACGAAAGATCTGCACGATGACCTCCTGGTTGGTATCGATGCGGGTCTTCATAACCTCGTAGATGTACATGCGGCATTCAGCCATAACTTGCTCCTTTCGTCGGTATCTCCGACCCTAGAGCACTACTTCAGGGTTGTGGTGGACTTATTGCGAAAGCCTTATCTAGTGCGGCTTTCATGCCTTCTGGATCGGCGGCCATGGCGGGGCTGATCTCGATGTGGTACCAGTCGCCGCCAGGTGCACCCGAGACGGTGCGCCCGTCATATTTGCGCCAGCGGTTGCGGTCACAGCGCCACGCTCGACCCCACGGATGCGGGAAATAGTCGATCACCATTTGGAGGCCGATGTCGTCAGCGTTCTGCACTAGCAGGTCGATGATCTTTTGGGCTTGGGGCCGATAGTTGGGGCGTCCTCGGTCGTCTGGCATGTCTCGCCAGCTCATATCTACAGCTCTGCCGGTTGAGTGCACGCTGGGGTTCCCTGGCTTGCCTTTCATGTCACGAATACCCCACGCACCGTTATTCCAAAGGCCTTTGGCGGTCTCGCGTTCGATGCGACGGATCAGCATTTGGAGGCCTGAACTGGTGCCGCCTGCAATGCCGTTAAAGCCCGTGTAGGGCCGTCCGTTAGCTTTCTTTTTTGCTGCCACGACCAAAGGCCTGATCGTTGGGGTTAAGCCAGCGAAGCAGCGGGGGCAGGATCGCGGCGACGCCTGCGGCTAGGAGCTGGCGTGGGTCGGTCTCGCCTGCCATATACAGGGTGAGGGCGCCGGTCAGGAAGCTGCGGGCATAGGAGCCAAGGATGGCTTTGTCTTTGCTATTCATGAGTCTCGATGTGTCGGTCGATCTTGGTCTCTATGCGGTCGAGGCTGTCTGCAACTATGCCGTGGTCGCGTGTGTTGTCTTTCATCAGTCGATGAATAAGTGCAACGACCACAGAGAAGCCGCCACCAATAAGAGCAATGAGAACGCCTTCCCCCATGTCATTACGGTGCTGGTGGGTATGGGTTGTCTAGTTTGACTTTGGCTACTGCTTGGCGCCATTCGGCCTCGGTTGCGTCGCCGCGCTGCCACTTAAAGAAAATCGGGTCTGATTCAATTTCGTATGCGCGTAAGCGTGTAGCTTCTATTTCTGCGTGTGGCAGTTCAGCCATGAGCCGATCGTATTCGGCATCAATCGGCGCAGGGTCTGGGTACGTGCGGTCGTTGTCTGTGCCAAGCCAGACCGTGCCGTCTTGCTCGATGCTAATCGGCTCTACTAGCCCGACGTTGTGGCAGGCTTGGCGACGTACTACAAGGTTCATAATGGCACCACAATAATCTGACGATTTAGCCATGTACCGGTAGAACCAGATACCTTATATTTGGCTGTGAACGTGTTACTACCCGCGGTTAGTCCAGTAATTACTGAGGCGTATGACATTTGCTTGCCTGGCTCAAATTCTCCGCCTGGGCTCATTGCTTGTATTGCGTAAATATCATTAGCCGCGACAGTCGTCGCGCCAGATACCGCGAAAGACATAAACACGGTCTGATTAAGTGCGGCCATCTGAATACGAGCACCGACAATAACTAAGGCTTGCGTGCCAGTAGTTGCGGTGGCAGTTGGGCCGCTAGTGGCTAAGTCGGTGTAACTGGTGCTCGTTGATGTCTGTGATGTATCCACTCGGGCGTATTCAATAATTTGAGCAATATCGACTGCGCTGAAGCTGTCGTTAAGTTGCTGCGCTTCGAGGACATCCCCAGCGACGAAAGTAGTTAGAGCCATACCAATCAGCCTAGGACATTGTTGGCGTCGAGTATGCCATATAGGGGGTCATCAAGGATTAAATCAAACACTGGGATTGCGGGGGTTGTGAAATAGCGGGCGCTGTGGCCGCGAGCAAAGTCCAAACGGTGCTCTACGCCTTCGACGCTGAGATCTTGAATAAAAGGGGTGGGGGAGCCGCCGACAAGGATGTCTTTTTCTATGGTGATATAGCTGCCAATATCGACCAGGCTGGCGTCATCTCGTTCGGCCGTGGTCAAGCTTCCGTACCAGCTTTCCACGTTGTCGAAGCGTGCTTGCGGTTCTGGGTAAAGCAAATAGTCGGCTAGGTCAATGGCTGCCGTGTTTGATTCGAGCAGGCTGTCAGTGATGAACAGAGTCTTGATAAAGTAAGTGGCTTGGCTGGCAAGGTTTGAGGCGGTGCCGGTGTGGCTGCCGCGGGTTGAGACTTCGACCAGGTTAATGATGTCTTCGGCTCTGAACGCGATGGATAGGTCGCGATATGGGGTGCCGGTGCCGTCGTCCTTGAACTCAACTTCGGGCGGCCCGATGACGTAGCCGATGCGGTTTTGAGATACTAGGACGCCTTCGCGGTCGATAAAGATGCGGCCACGCTCAGCTGAGTAAGTGATCTGGTCGAAGTAGGCTTTGACGTTTTGGCCGTCTTGGATCGCGTACTGGCTAGAGCCACCTAGCTCAACGGTGCCGGTTGAAATGTTGCGTGCCGCGCCGGTGGGGTAGTCCACTTCTGGCAGGTCTAGCACCCAGTTGATGCGGTCGCCAGTGAACTCTTTGCTCGGGTTTTGCCCTGGGATGAATGTTTGGGCGAGCCGGTAAATGTTGTCTACGCAGAACACGGTCACAGTGTCGAGGCCGCCGAGTGTGAACTTGTAGTCATAATTTACAATGAAGCCGACAAAAAGGGTCTCGGGGTTGTCTAGGGCGTCATAGCGGATGAGTTTGACTTGACGTCCTGGGGCGAGTCCTGGCACGCCTTGGGCTTGGTCATAGTACGGATTACTTGGGTCGTCGTCGAACGGGTTGAATACACCATCTGCGAGCGTGTCGTTAAGGGTGAATACCATGGTTCCCGCTGTGAAGGCGTCGTTTTCGTCTTGGCGGCCTCGTTTAACGGATGCGCTGAGGGTGCCTGCTGCGACGCTTGCAAAGCTTGTGGTGCCGTCTAGGACGTAATCAGGGCTATCTAAGAGGCCTTTAACGGGGTCGTCGAGCGTAAAGCCGTCGATCAAAAAGCCGACATCGACGAGCAGGTCATATTTGCCCGCGTTGGGAATTGTGACTGCGGTCATTAGCCGATCGCGATGGGGATGGGGCCGTGCACCTGATTGTATTGGCGTAGCGCGTTCACGGTTGTCTCAGCGATGTCGTTGGCGGTTGCCATGCCGCCGTTGATGTTGATGTTGATTTCTGTGCTGCGTCCGGCTTCGTATTCGGCCATAAAGTAATCGGGCAGAACGGACTGGATCGCTGGAGATGCAAACGATGGGGCTGCTATAGCGGCTGCACCACCACCACCGCCACCGCCGCCTCCTCCGCCGCCTCCTGTGCTGATAGTTGGCGCAGTGAATGCGGGCATTTGTGGCTGGATCATGTCAAGCGTAGGGCCGATAAAGCCTTGGGGTGCTGGGCCTTGACCAAAAGTGCGCTTAGGTAGCTGAACATAATCGGGGCTTGGAATGTTGGGGATGTTGTCGAACGGGTTGATCGCGTTCATTACGTCGATGACAGGGTTCAAAATTTGTGCAACGCCTCGGGCGATCATCACGGCGGTGTTGATTATCGTCATGCCTACAACGTCGAACGCGGTGACAATGCCTCGGCTCACTGTGTCGGTGTTTTGCTGTAAGCGTCGCAGACCGATAACCAGACCGGCTATCGCAGCCACAATCAGGCCAATCTTGCCTAAAGCGGCTACTTGGGAAGCGGCAAAGCCTTTGCTCGCCAAAGTAGCCAGCTGCGTGATTGTTGTGTAAGCCCGTAAACCGACATTGAGCAGCACAATTGAGGCTGAGAATGTGCCGATAGTGCCAGCAATCGCAAGAAATACTTTTGGGTTTTCTGACGCCCAGGCAGCAAAGCGATTAAGCAGCGGGAGCACCTGCTCAACAATAGGCAGCAGCGCAGCGCCAATGGCTTCCTTGGTCTCGTTAATGGCGACGGTCATCCTCGCGAAGCCGCCTTGTGCCGTGTTGGCGAACGTGTCGGTAGCGCCACCAAACGTGCCTTGCAGCGTCTTCATAATGGTGTCCATGTCAGCGCCGTCTTTAATCAACGCTTTCATTTCCGGTGTGAGCTGCTGAAGCCCTCGATAGTTGCCCTGATATGCCTTGGCGAGCGCATCAGACACCTCAACGAGCGGCTTTCCGGTAGCAGTAGCAATATCGGTAACAAGCGTCAAGTCACGCATCGACACGCTGATATTTTTTGTGCCGCGCGTGAGAGCCTCGAACGCTGGACGTAACTGGTCGTCAGCAATGCCGGTCGCCATTGTCATCGCGCTAATATGATCCTCAACCGACTTGATCTGGTCATTGCTGGCCTTGGTGACGTTCCTTAGCGTGAGCGCCAGCTGTCGCTGTGCGGCCTGGTCTTCAATCGCAGCTTTTGTTGCTTGGGTCAGTGCTACACCAAGACCGGCCACAGCCGCAGCAGCAGGCAAGAACGCCTTCTTAAGCGCAAAAGCAGCCTTCTCGCTAGTCGTCTCTAGCTTCTTAAACTCTGCAATAGCGCGGTTCAGCCCTTTGCCGTCGAACTCGGTAATAATTGGAAGGGTTACAGCCACTAGCGTCTCCAGGTCTTTTGACCAGCCTGGCGGGTGCTGATCTCTCTCATCATCTCATCTATCAGCTTCTGTGTCTCCGATACCACCTGATCGCCGCGCTGCTCATAGGCACGCCACAGGACACGCGACGGCGGCCCGTAGAACGATGTCAAAGCCCGCACCATATTTGAGCCCGCAGTAGTAGGCACAGAGCCCTTGCCGGCCATGTCGAAAAGCACAGCGTTCGGGCCTTGATAGCGAATATAGAACGTGGCCAGATTGGTCATGTGTCCGGCAAACATTTTTGGCTTACGCCCCGACACTTTGGCGATTACTTTGTCTTTGCCTGGCTGCCAAGGGAACATCTGAAAGCCGCTTTTGGTCTTCCAATTACGTTCAAAGCCTGACAGTGGCGCCGTCTTAGGTGTCAGGAACTTGGCGGCGTCCTCGACCGGCTTGACGATTCGCTTGAAGTCGCTGGTGACTTTGCGGCGTGCGGTCTTGTCGAGGTCGTTGAGCTCCTTGAGGGCTTCTTTGATCCCTAAGACTTCAACACTGACGCCGACACTCACCTTGGGGCCTTTCGTTGCTTGTTCTGCTCCTCGATCACCTTACTGACTGTAACGAGGTCGGCTGTGTCAAATTCGATATGCGGCGGCCACCATCCGATAGTGACCACTAGCTCGGCTAGTGATCTTCGGACGGTTCCGCGTGGGTAGGGTGCGCGGGTTCCTCGCTAACGATCTCGATATGTTCCAATTCGTTAATGAACTGGTCAAAAGACGCTGGCACTACGACCTTGTGGATCTTGCTGGCCTCAAAAGCCAAAAAAGCTAGGTCTTCGATGCCGAAGCCGTTCGCCATGTCTGAGGCTTTGCGCTTGAAGCGACGCTCCCAAGCAACAATGACGCCCAAAGTCGTAACGACTTCGTGCTCTTCACCTTTGCGCTTATATCGAATAGTTACTTGCATGGCTTCCTTTCGTGTCGGGCCGAGCGGTTAAGCCAGGCTTATGGGGTTACGTCTTTAGAGTAGACGCCACCAACAAAGGTCACGTCAATCGTGGACAATTCGCCCATCGTGGCGTTGACGACTGGCAGCTCGCCCAAGTATGCGCCGGTGAGCGTAAAGCCTGGGTTGGTCGCCGAGTCTGCACCGACAGCGGGCTTGACGATAACGGTCACGGGGCCGCCTACGACGTTCTCAAGCGTGGCGAACGTCTCAGCGCTGGCGTAGCTCATATAGAACGTGAGGGTGACTTCATGGTTGCCGAGGCCGTTCACAAATTTTCGGGCGGTGTCCCCAAATGCGGTGGACTCAAGCGCGTCGTAGCGCTGCGTGAACGTAGCGGCGGTGCACTGGTCGGACAAATCGACGCTGTTGACCGTGACGACTGGGTTAGCGAGGTAGGTGCTGGTGGCCATTGTTACTTCTCCTTGGTGCTCTTCTTGACTTTAGGGGTTGGTGTTGGCTTTGGCGTGGATACTTCAGCAATAAAACCGTAAGCAAGTAGCGCTTCAATGTTCGTGCCTGGGCGCGGCTCGAACGGTTCGCCTGGCTTGCCCACGCGCTCGGATACGACGACGTAGCTCATGCGGTCTGCACCTGCATCTCAACCATAAGGTCATAGCCAGGGACGATAGTGCCGCCAATGTCGAGGCTGGTGGGGCGGCCTTCAGTCACGGCCACGTTCTTAGCCATGAGTAGCGCCACGATGCTGAGCAGCTGGTCAAGGGCGTCTTGGTTGCCTGGGCCTGAGCTGATGACTTGGACCGGCACGCTCATCTGGGCAATGTTGTAATTGAACGCTTGGAAAGTGGGGGCGCCGATCAGTACGCAACCTGGGCTGATGTTGCGCGGGTCACGCACGACGGGCAGGTTGGTGATCGTTAGGAGGGTCGTAGCGAGGTCGTCGAGCCCTTCGTTGAAGAGGCCGGTGCCTGGCATTAGGCGACCTGTGGGCGGT